GGCTTCCGTAAGTTGAATTAAAAAGTCTTTTGGCTGATTTCGGACAATTCTTTTCTTTATCTCGCCGTATTGCTGACCGCGCCGACTGTTGCATGGTTTGCATACTGGTGCAAGGTTATGCATTTCATGGGTGCCTCCTCGGTCGTATTCGAGTAGGTGGTCTGCCTCTGTTGCGGGCTTGCCGCATAGGTAGCACTGGGGGTTGTCGCGTAGTAGTTCGGCTCGGTTGTCTCGGTATTCCTTTGAGTTCCAGTGGCCGTGGTTCTTTGGTTTGTCTGTCATCGGGTTTCCTTTGGTTGGTAGTAATGGTAGGTCTAAGGCTTTAGGTCTAGGGCTTTAGGTCAAGGGCTACTGACGCCCAAGCGGAAGGGCACCGCTCGGTTGTCCTCATCGTGCCGGGTGAAAGTGTGGTGGTTTGTGTCCCCCACTATTTAGGGCAAGTAGCCCATGGGAGCCTGTCTATTTGTGTTCGGTGGACAACCATTCGCAATGTACGTTTGAACGCTGATCGGTCACTAGGCGCAACCGTCTACCCTCGTTTCCGAGTGTTCCCATAGTGAGGTTCAGTGTCTCACAAGGGCTGGTGCTCATCTCTTTATGAGCTGCTGATTTGAAGTTGGGGGGTGCTGGGCAGGTTGTGTCTACGCCTACCCAGCGAGCCGATATTAGACGCGGGCTAGGTGTCAGATGTTGGAGGGTTCAAGGTTGGGTGTTTGTGGGATTCGAGTGCAACCCATTGGCCGTTGATGTTCATCTCGGCAAACTTGATCTTTTCGGGCGTGTAAAAGTTACCGTTGATCGTCAAGTATTCAACATCATGGTCGTTTGATATAGCGATAGCAAACACTGGGGTTTTGAATGACCATTCGTCGCTTCCTGTAGTAATTCGTATCGGGTTGATTGGTTGCATAAATTCAGTCATTGTTTGGTTTCCTTGCTAGTCGGTCGCTGATTTTGTCTAGGTCTTTGGGCCGCCAGACGTGTACTTCTTCGCCTGAGTCCTCCAGTGCGTTGATCCAGTCCCACTGCAAGTTACTGACGACACCTTTGGGACCTTTTAATTCGACAAAGATGGTGCCTCGGAAGGGATGGGTCATTACTAGGTCGGGGAAGCCTTGGTTGCCTGTGTTGGGTGTGATCCATTTGCCCGGTCGGACGAGGGCTGGGTGTGTGTGCATGACTCGCCAACCATGCAATTTAGCCAATGTAATAACGGTCTTTTGGAAGTCGGCTTCTAATATTTCAGCCACCTTTCATTAGCCGATCAATCAGTTCAGATGCTTCACGTTTAGTAGCAGGGACTGCACCTTCCCAGTTTTTGGCTCGAAGCATTCCTAGTTGTTTGGCGGTTGGCGGTTCGGCACTTGACCCTACTGTTTGGGTGCGTGCAGGGGCTTTTCTGCTCATGTGGTGCAGTTCAAACGGTTCCGCAGGAGGTGCGTTAGTTGTGGTTTGTGTTTCTCCGCCTTGGCGGTACACCTTAACGATTTCCTCCAGTGACGCACGGTTTTTGGCACCTTGGAACTGATAGTTGGACAATGACCGACCGATCGCACTGGTTTCACAATTTTCCACTGCGGATGTTTTGTTGACCATTGACGACCCGCGAATCTCCTCGGCAAAGCCTGTTGTTGTTGGAACTGCGTCGGCAATGTCGGCATACAAAGATGCTTTCATCACGATTCGAGTGCCGTCGTCCACAATAATTTCGGTGACGATGCGTCCTCGCGGGCACTCAGCCCAAAACAATGGGAGGCGTTCTTGAACTGATGCGTAGTCGGCTGGATTGAAACTCATGATTCCATGTCCTTCAAGTGTCGGGCCTGTGCAGGCGTTTGGTTTTTAAGATTGTTGACCACTCGAATCATTGACACGCAACGGGCAGTTTCCTCAACTGTCATTCCTTGAAAACCCAACTCTTCGGCGCATTTAAGACAGATGCCTCGCAACTCTGTCCGCATACGCATATCAGCCGAATTAAAACCTGACGCGCAAATGTTGCAATTCAACGGAAACCGCCAAGCCTCATAGCCACGATCGCATCTTGAGTTGACCGGGTCAGGTTGGACAAATAGATGCCGTTCTCCTCAGCAACATAAGCCAATTCAAATAGGGCTTTACGCAACATTTCAATGTCACTCTTCTGCGCTTCTAATTGCCAAGCGGCTGCTTTCATAGCGATCTCAGCCTTGGCGATTGCCGCAGTCATATCCGATAACTGTTGGTTCATGTCGGGCCTTTCACTTGTCGGTACTTTCCGTCACTATAGACCAGGGCTGTGGCTTGAAAGTTCTTAGACCTGATCTTGCGACGGTCGTTCTCTGTGGTGCCAGCCCATATTCCGCGCTCGTCTGGGTGCGAAAGTGCATAAGCCAAACACTCCACATGGACAGGGCAGGCGTCGCAGAAAGGCTTAATAACATTGATGTTTCGCATTGATTGCATACCGGAACTCGGAAAGAATAAGTCGAGTGGGAGGTCGTGACAAGCTGCGTCTGTCTGCCAGTCGGGACGGTGAATGTTCAGCACAGTTTCCACGGTTTCCAACCGCATCCGCCACCTTCGGCTATGTCGGAGTAGAGCAGGTAGGCGAATCTGAGGTTGAGGGTCGGATCGCTCATGGCTTCGGCAAACGGCATATTGAATACTTGTTCTGCGTAGCGGGTATGGATTTCGTTGATTTGTGCTATCCCGTGGTCATGGCCGTTAAAGCGTTTTGCCAGTTCAGGGTCACTGGACAACGGTGTGATGTTAAGGCAACGCGTCTCTTTAAACAGTAAACGACCCAATTTCTGAAGTGTCTCGGTGTTGTTGGGCCAACCAACAGAGATCGCGGTCGGGAACCATTCTTGGCATTTGGTTTCGACTGGTACGTCTGCGATCCGTGGTGACGCTAGGACGGTTGTTGTGGTAGTGGTGGTCGTGGTTGTTGCTAGTAGTTCCTCTGCGCGGTCGGCAAGTTGCTGGGGTGTCAGGTCCTGCAATGTAATTGTTTGCCTGGGCGCAATGGTGAGCATCGGTGACGATTCCTGTACGCCAGTGATTGCCCATAGTGCGCATAATCCGTATGTCGTTATTGCTAAAAGTGCTAGTCGTTTAAGGTTCATTTAGTAGTCCTCTGATAGGTCCGCAACTGATTTGCGGGTGCTGAAAAAGCCTTCAAATATTGGGTTTTCTTGCATAATTTCTCGAGCCATAAAAGCGCGGTAGTTGTTGTTAAATTTAAATTCGCTGGTCGGGTCGTTTGTAGTTGCGTGTTGATAACGCAAGACTTCAACAAGGGCCGCGATGCCGTAATGCGTGTGCCCTTGGATGTGCAGCTTGTAAACCATCTGCAGTAGTGCGGGCATTACCCACGGGTTTGCCTCTTTGAACGCTTCATACTTGAGCCGTTCAGCCGGAACGTCTAGTTCCGCTAAAAGTGATAGTTGCATCTTTCCTCCTGAGTCGGGTTTCCGAGGTCGGGAGTAGGTTTACCGACTTAAAGGTCGGGAGTCAAGTCATTGCCTAAAGATCGTTTTGAAACTTTGCTCGACTAGGGCCACATTGTCGGCGTGCGCTGGGTCTATTTCTATGTGGCTCCACGCTGCTCCTGGAGTGCCCCCGTTGGCTTTGTCGGTCCAGATTTTCCAGGCGTCACGATCGCATCTCCAGCCTGCGCCCCATTTGCCACACTTTAAAGGAACGCCTACACCGTCATAACTGTGCAACTCCTCAAGACCAAGGATGTCGGCGTGAGCGATTAGGAACTCGTTTAAGGCTTTGCGTTGCTCAACTGTCCCTTTGAGGTCCATTGCTCGCCAGGTGGCGTGTACGGACTTTTTAGAGGGGTCTGAGCGCATTCCACGGTCGGAGTAGATACCGATATTTTGAACGCCGAACAGGTAGGTGCAGTAATCCATGAATTTGAGGGTGCCCATGCGTCGGACGTTGCCTCGAGCGTCGGTTGATCCCGTGTACTTACGTTTCATCTTTTTCTCCTTTGTCTTTGAGGCCGTTACTGGCAAGGATTCCTGAGAGTGCTCCGGTCAAAAATAGCATCATCGGCGAAAGTAACGACCATGCGCTTTCGTCGTTTGGTGATACTTCGAGCGGTTGTACGACGAACAGTAAGCCGTATAGAAGTGAGGTGGTACTTAGGACGAAAGTTAGTGAAAGGGTGACGCCGACGACAAGAATTAGTCGGGCTTTGATTTCGGAGTTAGTGAGTCTTTTGCGCATCAAAAGTCGCCTTCAGGGGTAAGCAAACGGACGGTGTGTGAGCCTGTCGCCGTGATCGCATACAACGAGTTTTGAGGTGGTAAAACAATCTGGAATTGTGAACCGTTTGTGATTGTCAGACCGTTAGTTGTGCTCACTGTTGCTCCGCCCAAATGGACGTCTCCTGCGTCGGGTTCAATAATAATTGTTCGGGTCGCATTGGCGGTTTCGGCGACCAGCAATGTGGCGGTTGTGGTCACGGTGATTACGGATGAGTTCATGGGTTGCACCTTGCTGATGAGGGATGGGTTTGGCAGTTGTCTCGAGTGCGGTCGCTACACCCTGTAACGACGAACATGAGGACGACGGCAAGAGCTGCGATCACTGCAAGAGTTTTCATGGTGTATCGGGAAAGTCGGCTTCGGGCCCTGCTGTCCATGTGGCTGGGAAGTCTCGCAATGCTTGGCGGTAGGTCGCCCATGCTTCACGGTCTACGGGTGCGTCTAGGACTTGTGTCCAATCGGACTCTTTCAGTAGACGGTCACGGTGCAAACGCATCCTTTCGGACCACCATTCGGTAGGTACTTCGTCGGGGTCAAGTATGGAAGTTAGGTCGTGGTTCATTGTTACTCCGTCTGGTAGATCAGCATTAATCGCATTTGGTCAGCGTTACCCCAAGTGAAAGGTGCAAGGTTTGTCGTTTCATTAGAACCGCTGGGTGAAATGTTGCATGTACTAGCACTGACTCTTGTCATCATGCCAAACGCCCCCGGGTAGCCAGCAGAAGCGTCATATAGTAAAGCCGTACCTACATGGGTTTGGTTACCATTTATAGTTACACCTGACGGTACTGAAAACCGATAACTGCCAGTCCCATATGTAGTAGTAGAACCCATAACCACAAAAATGTTAACAAAAGCTGTTTTGTTAATTCTTGCCCAACTACCGCTAATGGAACCGTTGCCAAGTGCTGGTGCAACACCTGTTGAAGTCCATGCAGGTGTGTAGGTTTCCCATGCGGCCCCAATTGTGTTAAGCGTCGCCGCCGTCAACACCTGCCCGCTAGTCGTCCCTGCTGTCCACTGTGTAGCCATAATGTTTCTCCTTAGAAACCTAGTTTACTTGTATCAAGAATGCCATAGACAGCACTATTAAGACGGAAAAAGTTGTACACCGAAGCCGAAACCAAATTTAACAACACTCGTGTGTCAGACGGGTCAGCCGAAACAGTTGCACCGTTAACGACAGCCTGATAGCGGACACCACGCAAAACCACATTGACAAAACCGCCAATGTCGCTACCCGCAACAAGAGCTAACAACGTGAAATTGTTTTGCTCACTTAAAGTAGCGCCAACCGTGTAAGGAACATCATCAGACTGGTCTAGCGTTGACTTCACAAAACCAGCCAGATCGGCGGCTTGACTTGTCGTCTGGTCATAACTGCTTAAAGTAAAAATGCGTGTACCTGTACCGCTGCTCTGGGAAGCCAAACCGTCAGGCTCAACGACAACTTTTGTAGCAAAGTTGTCGGCAATACCGGCAAATTGGATGTTGTCAAATTTGAGTTGCGTTACATATGGCGTAGCCGTCAAAGTGCCATCATTGAATTCGGCTATGGGTATCGCTTCGTCAAGTTCGGCTCGACCTAACCATTGAATGTTCGTCGACTCTTGACCGTAAATTATGCCCTGTTCAGTTTGAATAAGTGTCTGCAAAGTTTGCAACACATTCGCGTTAGTTAAAGTTTGTGCAGACACGAAACTAGAAGCCCTAGTTGCTAAACCAGTTGAATTAAGAGTAATACCGGCGGCAGTACACAAAGCGTCAGCGGCCTGCCACGTCGTATACCCAGCAGGCCACGAAACAGTTGTGACAGTTCTGCCAGCGTTAGCCAAACTGTTTTCAAGGGTTAACGACCAGCGGTCAAGGTTGCTAGTGAAACCGTAGTCAATTTGTAGGTCAGCAACTTTGTTACTTGACTGGTAGTAATCGGTTCCAGCATAAGTGGCTTTGACCATGATTGAATCGCCGACTGCCAGCGTTGGCAATGTTGACGGGTTACGACCCGACAATTCAAAGTAACTTGCTCGAAACGGGTCTTGCACGTTGGCACGATTAACAGTGAAATTTATTGACTGCAAATCGTTTAATTGGGTAAAAGTTGCGCCAACGACTTTAAATGCTGTCCATGTGATTGAAGCCATTACGCCACCGTGATTGGTAACGGGCCGTTACGGAACAT